ACACATTTTGCAACACATAAGCCTCAAAGCAATAGAGGCTGTTGGAGAACAAATTAAAGGGGCCGAAAATTCAATGGGTATGCCAATGAATGGTGATGAGGCAATAAAATTAAAAGAAGCTCAAATAGCTGTTTTAGAAGCTCAGTTTTTACAAGAAGTAAAACAACTTCAAACTCAATTATCTGGAGAAGGTAAACCAGATCCTGTCATTCAGTTAAAACAACAAGAACTGCAACAACAAGCTTTAAGAGACCAGGCTAGATTACAAATGGATCAACAAAAGTTAGGTTTTGAAGCACAAAAACTACAACAAAAAGATAAAATAGATAATGCAAGAATAGAATCGCAAGAAGATATTGCTCAATTGCGTGCTAATGTGAACTTGAAAAAATCGAAACCATCAACAAATTTTATTAAGGATGGTTGATATGAGTAATGATATGCAAGATGTTTTTGATATTTTTCTAAAAGAAGCAGATGATTTCTGCAAACTTCACGTGAAAAGTAAAACGACAGCTTTAGTAATGGCTGAAGTTTTTATAGTAAAAGTTAAAGATTTGTTTCATGGTAAGGGTTACTCAGAAGAGGACGCTTTACTATTTATTCAACATGCTTTACAAGAATTAAACGATATAAAACCAACAATACATTGAGGTAGATATGAACTTTAAAAAAACAAAAACAGAAGTCGTTAAAAGCAAAAATCCTTTTCCTACTTTAAAAGTGGGTTCTGATGCTGCTATTGTTTACTCACCTTTTGTTGTAAAACAAAATAAAGGTGCTGGCCCAAAAGGGCAGACTAGCAATGCACAGATTAAAAAAGTTGCTTTTAAGGGTGTAAAGTAATAAAACCTTAAACAACAAAGGAGGTTTCTATGAAACTTTTAACGGATCTATGGGATCATTTAAAAGAATGGTCTGATTGGAGTATGAAGGACTGGATTAAAGCTGGTATTGTGGCTTTAATTGTAATTATTATTATAGGAGCAATCTAGAATTCTTATGTGGCAGTTATTAGCGAAACCCCTACTTGGTGTTGCCACAGACGCCGTAAAGGGTTTCGTAGAGACTCGTAAGCTTAAAGGCGAAGTAAAAATTGCTCAGATACAAGCAGAAAAAAAGAAAAACGAAGATATAGCTAATGGTAAAATTAAGTGGGAGCAGTCTGCCGTAGATCAAATGAAAGGCAGCTGGAAAGACGAATTTGTTTTACTTGCCTTAATGATTCCTGCGATTTGTGCATTTTTGCCTTTTATGCAACCACACATAGAACGTGGTTTTGAAATTCTCTCTGGCCTCCCGGAATATTATCGCCATCTTTTATATTTGGCGTGCTCAGTTTCACTGGGTGTCCGTGCAGGACCAGCTGCATTAAACATGTTTAAAAAGAAAAAATAGGAGCTTAGTATGAAAAAAAATTTAAAACCAATACCAAAGAAAAATAAAGGACTACCAAAGTTACCAAAGGCTGTACGAAATAAAATGGGTTTTTTAAAAAAAGGTGGAATGGTTAAAGGTTCTAGAGAAGGTTCTATTATTAATACAAAAACAAATTTTAAGAAAGGCGGTTTAGCTGCCGCAACAAAGGCATTGAAAGCTAGAGGATTAAAAAGAGGAGGTAGGGTCAAGAAGTAATGCCATTAAATAAAAAAGGAAGAAAGATAATGAAATCAATGAAAGATACCTACGGAAAAGACGCCAAGTCTGTATTTTACGCATCCAAAAACAAAGGCATCATTAAAGGTGTTGAAAAAAAATCTAAAGGTGGATCAATTAAAAGAAGGATAAAAATAAAATGAACATGGATAGATTATTAGAATCGGTGAAAAAACATGAAGGGTATAGAAACAAAGTTTATCTAGACACGTTGGGCAAAAGAACAGTGGGTGTAGGACATCTTTGTGTAGAGGATTGGTGGGATGACAATGTCGAATACGAAGAAAAATTTTTAATGGATATACTTCAAAAAGATCTTCAAGAATCTATTCGTGGTGCAAGAGAACTAATGGAGGAGCACGGTTGTAAAGATATTGACGAAAAAGCTGAGGAATTGCTTATAGAAATGGTCTTTCAACTAGGTAGAACAGGCGTTTCTAAATTTCGCAATATGTGGAAATGTTTATCTGAATTAAATTATGTAGGTGCAAGTTTTGAAATGTTGGACTCAAAATGGGCAAAACAAACTCCTAATAGAGCTAAAGCTATGGCAGAACAAATGAAAGCATGCGGTTAGAAAATTTTTTTACAGCATATAAAAAACAATTAATTGATAGACAAAAGGCAGTAGAAGAGTCTATAACAAGTGGGTTGTGTAAAGATTGGTCAGATTATAAATATTTGACTGGTAAAAACTCAGCACTTAAACAAGAAATACAGGAACTCACGGACCTGCTAAAGAAAACGGAGCACGAAATTGATGAACAAACCTAAATTAATTATCCCAAAACACGTTTGGGACGGTAAAGCAGCAGAAAAAAAGAAAAAAGAATTAGAAAAAGTGCCTACTCCAACAGGATGGAGAATGGTTTTGTTTCCATTAAAACTACAAGAAAAGACAAAATCTGGTTTGTATTTAACAGATGATACAATCCAACAATCTCAAGTCACAACAAATGTGGCTAAAGTTTTAAAAATGGGGCCAAGCTGCTATAAAGATAAAACAAGATTTCCAGAAGGGCCTTGGTGTAAAGAAAACGATTGGGTTTTAATTACAACATATGCAGGTTCTAGGATTAGAGTTGAGGATGGAGAATTAAGAATTGTAAACGATGACGAAATAATCGCAACGGTAGAAGACCCTAGAGATATTTTACCTAAAAACATATTTTAAACATGGAGAAAAACATGCAACCACAAGTTAAAACAGAAGAAGATAAATTAGTTCCTATTGATACATCTGGAGATTCTATGGACATTGAAATAAAAGATGATGATGAAAAAATAGAAGAAGGCACAGATGAAAATAATGAACAAGAAAAAGAAAAAGAAGAAAAAACTGAGCCCTCAGAAGAGGAGGAGTATTCACAAAATGTTAAGAAAAGAATTGATAAATTAACATATAAACTTAGAGAATCTGAAAGAAGGGAAAAAGAGGCATTAAGTTTTGCACAAAAAATTAAATCTGAAAGAGATCAAGCTTTAAAAAAAGTTAATCAAGTTGATGATGGGTATCTTAAAGAATACACCGCTAGAGTCTCTTCAGAGTTAGACAAAGCTCAAACTGCATTATCTCAAGCAATAGAAGACAATAATGCTAAAGCACAAGTTGAGGCACAAAGAAAAATTGCTCAATTAACAATTGAAGAAGAAAGAGCTAAAATGACTTTGGCTCAAAAAGAAAATCAAAAAAAAGAACAACCAGTTGAGCAAAAACAACAACAGCAACAACAGCAACAACCAAGAGAACCAGATCCAAAAGCTGAGGCTTGGGCTGAAAAAAATTCTTGGTTTGGTCAAGATAAAGGAATGACATATACCGCAATGGCAATTCATGAAGAGATGATAAATAAAGAAGGATTTGACGGAAAGTCAGATGAGTATTATAATGAACTTGACAAACGTATAAAAAAAGAGTTTCCTCATAAGTTTAAAGATGAGGATAAAGACAAGAGTAATCGAGTAGTTCAGACGGTTGCTTCTGCTAATAGATCTACAAAATCTGGACGCCGCACTGTGAGACTCACACCTTCACAGATTGCTATTGCGAAAAAACTTGGTGTGCCACTTGAAGAGTACGCAAAACACGTGAAGGAGGCGTAAATGAGTACAAAAGATATTAAGACTACCTCACGCAAACTCGAAACACGAGAAAAACAAGCTCGACAACGAGGATGGGTACCTCCATCTAATTTAGACGCACCAGAACCACCAGAAGGTTTTCACCATAGGTGGGTAAGGGCTGAGTATCGTGGTCAAGCCGATGAAAAAAATGTCATGGGCAGATTGCGAAGCGGATATGAACCAGTTATGGCTAGTGAGTATCCAGACAGACTTGATTTACCTCACATATCTGAAGGTAAGTATAAAGGTGTTATAGGAGTTGGAGGATTAATTTTGATGCGATGTCCGATTGAAGTTAAGGAAGATAGGGATGCCTATTTCCAAGGCAAAAGTCATGACCAAACGCAATCAATTGAAAACGATCTTCATAAAGACGAGCATCCAGCAATGCCAATCCATCAAGATAGGCAAAGCAGAGTAACTTTTGGAGGCAATAAAAAGTCTTAATGGTTAAGATTTTAGTTCCTCCAGCAATTTAAGGAGACTTATATGGCTAATATTGATCAAGCTTTTGGTCTACGACCGATTGCGAAGTTAGGTTCTGTTCCAGGAGGAACTACAGGAACTACTAAATACTCTGTTGCGGATAACCAAGGTACAGCGATCTTCACTGGCGACCCCGTCAAATATAAAAACGACGGTACAGTTGAAGTAGCTACTGCAGGTGATCCAATATGTGGTATATTTATGGGATGTTTCTATACTGATCCAACTACGAAGAAACCAACTTTTCGAGATCATTTTCCAGCTTCCCTCTCACCAGGAGATGGGATAGCATTTGTAGCTGACGATCCAGATCAACTGTTTATTGCACAGCAAGATTCAGATGGTGGAAATATCGTCGCTGCAGACTTAAACTTAAACGCTAATCTAGTATTTGGCGCAGGAAGTACCACTACTGGTATGTCTGGCGTTGAAATAGATTCAAGCTCAAAAAACACAACCGCTGCGTTACAGGTCAGACTAATTGATTTTTATGACACTCCGAGCAACGATGCTACTGCTAATAACAGTACTTTAGTTGTAAAGATTAATAATCATCAATTAGGATCTCACACTGGAACGTTAGGCGTATAAGGAGGACTAGACTATGGCTATTAATAGAGCACAACTGGCCAAAGAACTGGAACCTGGCTTAAACGCCTTGTTTGGCATGGAATATTCTCGTTATGAGAATGAGCATGCTGAGATCTTTGACCAAGAAACAAGCGACAGAGCATTTGAAGAAGAAGTAATGCTTATGGGCTTCGGCGAAGCTGCTGTAAAACAAGAGGGCGCTGCTGTAGAATTTGATACAGCAAAAGAATCTTTTACAGCAAGATACACTCACGAAACTATTGCACTTGCATTTAGTTTGACTGAGGAGGCTGTCGAAGACAATTTGTATGATACTTTATCTGCTCGTTATACAAAATCACTAGCACGTTCAATGGCTTATACAAAGCAAGTCAAAGCTGCTAGTATTTTAAATAATGCATTCACTACTGCAGGTGGTGATGGTGTTTCTTTAGTAAACACTGCACACCCTACAACTTTAGGTGGAAATTTTTCTAACCAAAGTGCAACGAATGCAGACTTAAACGAAACCTCATTAGAGCAAGCAATGATTGATATTGCAGGCTTTATCGATGAAAGAGGACTAAAAATTGCGATGCAAGGAAGAAAATTAATCATTCCAGTAAACACGCAGTTTGTAGCTGATAGAGTATTAAATTCTACCCTCAGAGTTGGTACAGCTGACAATGATATCAATGCAATGAGAAACATGGGTATGTTGCCTGATGGATATGTAGTAAACCACTATCTATTAGATACTGATGCTTTCTTCATAAAAACTGATGCTCCTAATGGATTCAAACACTTTGTGAGAGCACCACTTACTACTGGTATGGAAGGTGACTTTGACACTGGAAACATGAGATACAAAGCACGTGAAAGATACAGCTTTGGTTTCTCAGATCCACGTTGTGTATATGGATCTCAAGGTTCATAAAATCTTCTAAATCTTTCTTAGGAAAAAGGGCGCTTGTAAGAGCGCCTTTTTTATTTTATAGTAATTTTACCCAAGACTTAAAACGACAACTAAAAGGAGGTTGACATGGGAACAACTACATTTTCGGGTCCAGTAAAAGCTGGTACCGTAAGAGAAGGAGCTAGTGCA